GTAGGCAATAGCACCTACGAGCCCATCGTATTTTTCTACTACCATTTGAATGTTTTACCGTCCACTGTGAATGAGTTGTTAATGATTGGAACAAGTTGTGGGGTCACATTCTTCCCGTCTACATGTAAAATTCCAAAGCCTTGTTGCCACGTGAATAGCCCAGCCTTGATGTATTTTGCATTACGATAATCCATGAGGTTTCCGAGTTCCATACCCCAGATAGTCTTAGGCTTACCACCACGATAGGTTTGAGTCTGATGTGTTAGACCCATGCGATGCGTGTGACCACAGACTACGGACATGCCTGAGCGCTTCGCTAAACCCAATGCGGTGGCTCCTGCTGTAGGCTGTACGTTGCCCTCATCACCATGCATGAGTAACCAGCCTGGGGCTAGTTCGTATGGATCTGTATGGTATTTGATCTCAAGTTCATTGAGTCCAAGGAAGTTTTCTAATTGCAACTCAGGAAGTCCAAGTAATCCTGGCGCTCTCATAGCAACTGTATTAAACAATCTATCTGTATGGTTGCTACGAATCATATGCTCAACGGTTAAATCATAGAGCACTTGACGAGTGAGATCACGGTCACGTCCAATAGAGCGTTCAAACTCTAGTTCAGTACCCTTACTCCATTTCGATATCGTCTGCATATCCATCTCATCACCACAGGATACTACAGTCTCAGGTTGATACCATTGAATGAACTTTGCCACTGCCTTCGTGGCTTCTACATCGTGATATGGAACTTGAAGATCGGAGATGCAAACGATATTTTTCATGTCTTCTTTGTCGCTTTCTTCTTGGTTGTTTTCTTAGCGCGACGCTTGTTTTCTAAGCCAACGTTCTTGCTCTTAGAGATAGTACGAAGATTAGAAATTCTATCATCGCCTGCTCTACCCTTGTTGTTCTTGTGATCTACTTCTGTTCCTCTGGGTAGTGTTTTTCCTGTGGCTTTCTCGTAATCAACGCGAGCCTTATTGCTAGAAGTTGTAACCACTTTGCCATCTTTAGTCCTCTTTTTAATCACATAGATTGGTCGTCCACCGTTTTGTTCGCTACCTTTGTAAGGTCCGAAGATACGTTTGATTCTTGATTTGATTGTCTTTTTCATTCTGCTGGCCATTTACCTTTCAGTACCATTAGCGCGATTATTGAGTAGTTGGCTAAGTCAGCAAAGGAATCCTCAAGGGATTCATTCTGTGCATCCTTGCCAGTATCAATTAGATTGTTGATACGTGCTACCTTGTCCCACATACGAACACGGAGGCCGTTGAGTGGGCCTCCAGGACTTTGTGAGATATTCTTTGGGCCGTAGTCGGCATGCTTCTTGATGAGCAGGTTGGTCAGTGTGTCACTGATTTCCCAGATGTCTAACTCAAACTGATTAGGTTCAGGTATATCAAAAGTATATTCCTCCGCCTTCTTAAGTTTAGGTATATCAAAAGCATATTCCTTCACCTTCTGTGGTGGTTCCCACTTAAGTTCATGCGAAACCATATCTCTTACGCTAATTCGTTTAGTCTTTTTCATCTCCGTCTTTCTTGAGTAGTCTTTCTAGGTCGCTCATCATGTCATTCATCTCAGAGGCTACGACTGTCTCCTCAACGAATTCTTCTAGGTCTCCCTCACTTGCATTGACCATCATGAGGGTTGCATCTTGCACAATACTCCATGCATCATCGAGATCACCTTTGTTCACAGTGTCATTGAGAAGGCCCAAAAACGTATATAAATCAAAGGAAAAACGCTTATTTAGGCGTACTTGCCAACCAAATTCAATGCCACAATGGTCCATAAACTCGAAGATATCTGCCGTTGCAAACGAGCACTTGTCTTCACATCTAAACACGCCAGTCTTATCAGGCATTAACATTAGGCACTCGCAATCTTTTGTTGGAAATATTCTACACCATTTGTCCGATATATGCTGTTTACATCCTCGCCCTCGGGCATGTTGACTATGGTCAAGTTAGGTAACTCCTTAGCCAGAGACTTCCCAAACTCAGCACCAGCATTGTCCCCGTCAGCAAATAGAAATACTTTCTCAAAGTCCGAGAGAAGTCTGGTGTAGTGCTTCTTCCAGTTGTTGACTCCAGGGACCCCCACCGCAGGTATCCCGCAAACAGTATCAAGCGTGATGGTATCAATCTCACCCTCGCAGATAGAAATATATGAGGACGCTTTGAAGAATGCACCCACGTTGTAGAGATGCGTTGTCGCCCCTGTAATCCCCATGTACTTTGGCTCTGTATGGTCCATCGCACGGAATCTAAGGTCAACCACCCCCGAACGTGTAAGATACGGAATCGCCAAGCGATTGATGTAGGCTTCATGACCCGTGAGCGGCTCTAGCACGACGCCCAAGCGCATCCGCTGGGCTTGCTCCAGAGAGATCCCCCGTTCTGCGAGGTAGTCCTCCGCTTCGTGTAGTGCGCTGTGGTAAAACTTTGCCGCTCTGGTCAAAGATTCTCTTTGCAAGTGTGATTGCTTCACGAAAGTTAACTCCTTCTTTCTGCATAATGATAGCATACGCATCGCCTTTGTACTGGCAACCATGACACTTAAAGATATTATCTTTGAGATGTACTGCTGCAGATGCATGTGAATCATCGTGGAATGGACACTTGAGTTTTGCCCAGCCACTACGGGTAGGAACCTGAGCACCGTAGTACTCAAGAATTGTTGTTATATCTGGCTTATCTTGAATCATCTTTCATCGCCTTTTTTAGTAACTCTAAATACACTGACCCAGGCATTGTAGCATACCAATCGGCAGGAGATGATTTACCTTTGCGCTTATGCCATACCACGCCAGTCCATGCCTTAGCATGAATCATCTCGACTCGCAACTCTTCTAACCAGCCAGAGAGAGCCATCTTTGCATGGTCTTTAACTTCTATGCATACACCATTAACACCAGCGATATCGCCCTTATCTTCTTGCGCCCCTGCTAAACGCCTTTCAGCGTATGGGAATCCGTTCTCAATCAGATAAGTGACAATATCTCTTTCGGCCTTAGATCCTTTGGCCTTGGCTGCATTGCTCATTAGTACCAGCCGTGTTTTTTGTGGAACTTTAGCGCCTTGGTAGGTGTACCATAGCGATGCTTAATATATTTCAACCCCAAGTCAATCTGCTTTATCAATGGAGTTTTTGGATCCATCTTGAGCAGTTGAGGTATGCCATAGGCGGTAGAGCGAGGATTGTCTGCTGTGTAATCCCAGCGTGACTCGATGTACCATAGTTCATCTAAAGCCTTCCATTCCTTAACACTCTTGAACTGTGCCATGACCTTCATCTTTCCAACTTCTCTTGCTATCTTCTTCATCTCTCTCATCGCTGGGTTAGCGCACCGATAGACGATCTCTTCTTCAATTTGAATAATCTTCTTTTGCAAAGTAAGAGCACCCACAGTATGGGGCAGTGTACCCACAAAGACCACAAAAATCATCAATAATATGTATGTTCTTAGTTTCATCTTTACTCCTCAGTTGGGGCGGTTGCCTGTGTTCCACAGTCAGCGCACTCCATATCTAGAAAGTACATTCCTATCGTACCATCTGCTTCAAATGTTACTTTAAGATTCCAAACGAAACACCCACATACGCATACAGTGGTGGGTTCACCTCTGATATCCATAGCCCTTGAGTAGTCAGGTTTCAAATCATTGATGTGCTTCATTGTACCCGTTCAGGTATGTCCGAGACATCCATAAATTCGGGATTGAACTGCAACCAAAAAGCCGTATCCCCAGTTGGATCTGCCTTACCATAGCGGTTCTTAACGGGCGCTACAGCGATGTAGCCTGGTGCGTTAGTTCCCACTGTACAGATAAGTGCAGGCAACTGTGCCACCATGCCCTGCAAAGCAGAGCGAGGTTGGCATGGGTTCCCCGTATACGACTCTTTGGTATGATGCAGTATCAATACCGCAGCGTTGGTATCTCTTGCAAGATACTTCAACTCTTTGATTGTAGAGCGCATGTTCGCAAACTCTTCTCCCCCATCATTGGAGATATCCATAAGGTTATCAACAACTATGAGAGTCGGCGAACAGCCCCACAATTCCTCGAATGCTTCTACCTCTTGATCGAGATCTGCCAGCGTAGGTGCTGACTCAAACGACCAGAAGATATGTCCCGAGGAATCATTAATTGTTTTACGACTACCCTCAATATCTTCGTTGAGCATGTGCTCAGCATCAGACTGGGACTTGCTGGTAATCATAGATAGCAGACGCATAGCCATTGTGTGAGCGTTTGTGTCGGCTGATACATACAAGGTAGGAACTTTAGCCCGTAGCGCAATAGCCAAAGCCAGTGTCGACTTACCAGCACCAGGAGTGCCAGCAATCATCGAAACTTCGGATCGGCGAATAACTACTTTGTTGGCATCAAACGTGCGGAACACTGATGGTAATGGTTCACCACCGATGTCCTTTCCACCAACTGCACGGGCTAGGGTTCTCATATCTTAGAATGTACTCCATTCAGAATCGTGTCGGCGTACCCATACTGGTTCGCACTGATCTGGTGTTCCTTTAGGTGAAGGACACATGTATGCCTTCCATGGACCCTTTGCACCTGCACCTGTTCGCTTGGTCATTACACCATGTGAGCAGGTCTTAGATGATGGTCCAAGATTACCAGCATTAGTTGGATGTGCAGTGTGAACTACCTCAGCGCCTGGAAAGGATGCATTGATGTTCTGAACTGCCTGAACACCATTGGTTGGTGCTCCTGTTAGAGACTGTGCCATTACCTTGAGTACATCCTGTGACTCTTCGATACCGACAGCACTCTCTAGTGCTTCGCAGAAACCTGCATAGGTTTCCGATGCTACCACGAAGATACGTCCATCGGGTAGTTTACTGCTGACTTGGAAGTTTCCAGTCATTTGTTATCTCCTTTTTTCGTCGAGTGAAGAAACTTGCATGAGGATATCACACCACATCTGCCACAGTTTGAAAAGTTGGGCAGGAAGATCGTGTTCTTTCGAGCGATGTCGAAGGTGTTGAGTATGTCCTCGACTCGCTCAGCATGTAAAAATTCTAGGTTCCATTGTGAAACTGTACCAGTACGTGCATCCCAGAAACCTGCCCTATCGACAGTAATCCCATGCTTACCCAATGCCCATGCATACACTGCAAGTTGCAAAGGATGCTTCTGGGATGACGCACCAGTCTTGATGTCGATGAGTACCCTATTCCCATCGAAATCGGTCATGACTCTATCAATTGCCATCTTGACGATAGTATCCTCGATAGGAATCTCATACTGTTTTTCTATAAAATCTTCGTAGACATTCCAGCCATTGTTGCGGAACTTGATCCACTTCTCAAGCATCCAGATGCCTTCGCCATACCACCACGACATATCCTCACGTTTGGCATACTGCCACGTGCTCATGTCTCCATGGAGTTCTTCATCTTCTTTGACCTGATCAAACCAGACCTTGTTCCAGATGGTTTCGGG